AAACAGTAAGTTCTTACTTAATAGTTGTGCCAGTGGGGTGGTATTTATCTGTTGCATATTTCTTTCGTACATCCACGTACTCCACAAACGAAACATCTACAATATTTCCGCCATTAATCCTAAGGGTGAAGGTAATCTGACCGGTATTCTTCTCCGCGATACTTGCTTCAATATCTGCGTGTGCAGGAACATTCGACTCCCTTATGATTAGATCATAGTTCATTTAATAAAGCCCCTCCTTAGAAAACATTACCGTATCGTCGGGTGGCATGTCCCAATCATAACTAACCTCAGGCCGTTCGGTCTGAAACAGCTGCCACGCAATAGCGTGCGCAAAGATTAAGTCGTCGTGCGCGTTAATCTCGGCCGCCGGGCGACCACTCGTGGTTATGATGAAACTCAAGTGTTCTTTTATAGTTTCCCTATCGTAAATAGTTACCAACCTCCCATCCACAGCCTGCTTCCAATCACCGAGTAAAATTGGGCGGGTAGCCGCATTTGTCTGATACCCGTACTTCCCCGTAGGCTCGGACTCTACCCTTCCTACGGATTTCATAACATATAAACGATATTTATTTAATCTATTCAACACGGAAAGGCGTTCCATCTCGGAAGCCCCCCCGTTGTTAGACTCAAAGGCCACCACCGGGGGAACACCCGTAACGTCAAAAATCCTCTCAAGAATAGGAAATATTGCCGCAGTCATCTGTGCCGCGACACCACGGGAATGGTAAATCAGAGGAATATCCAGACTACTCTTGGAAAGAAAAGCGCACGCACCATAATCAGCACCCCCCTGAGAACAATCCCCACCTACGAGGATAAACTCTCCTTGTTTTAAGGGACGAAATTGCCTAAAGATATACAGCCCCCTCCTTCGTAGGTTCGCGTGCCCCCGCAAGTAGGGTACTTAAAACATCGGTATCAAAAAAACACTGGCCGGTAGTCAAAAATGCCTGTTCAGCCGTTTCTGGGTACTCCTGCACATACAGCCTTCCCAACTCCCTTCTTCTTTGCTCCAAAAACTCTTGGGGGTAAAAACTAGACGCACTAAAAAACAACGGGTTGAAACCCGTCTCACCACGCACAGAATCGTCCCAAAACTCCTTGAATTCGTTGTACCCGTTCGCCGTGGTCTCTATGACCACCCTACCGTCCGGTCTAACGGCTTGCAAAGCTCCCGCCATCAATCTTCCAAAATGCTTAAAGAATGCTGCCTCGCTCATGTGTAAATTCTTTATAGTCTTGGAGCGCCCAAAGTCCATGTTCTCGGCAGTTCCTATTTGGTATTTGGAGTTTATAGCCTCGTTTACTAGCTCGTACTTAGAATTATACTTTAACGGTATTTTAAAACCATTCTTTTCCTCGTAACTTTTGAGCGAAAACTTAACCCGATCCAATAACCCCTCAGCATTATCTGATATATCCGCAAGAACCACCGAGTATGAGTTTGGGTCGAGTATAAAATCTGTTGTAAATATCCCCCCGACAAGAGAACTGAAACCTTCCTGACGAGCTTTTAGTACTATATCTCTCCCGGTTGCCTGTTTTACAAACTGCTGTTGTGGAAGATTGAGAAAGAAAGGCACCACCTCACCCTGTTTATTCACAATCTCGAACTGTTCCTCTATAAATCGTTGATATTTTTCAAATACCATACTCAGATTTTTGTTTCTGGATTATATTCGCGATATTCACCTGTACACCGAGAGCGTCTGTCTCTACCCCTAGCAGTTTTCCCAGCTTGTCGTGATAGGGTTTTATGGTCTTATAATCAGGCTCTCGTTCGCCCGTAAAATCGTTCCACTTCTCGGCATCAATAGCGTTTCTTAGCACCGCGAAATATTTCTCATGGTCCAACCCATATGCCGCCGCAACAGCCGCCACCGGGATTTTGGATAACATTCTGCTTCCGTTTACCTGCGCAGTAACATCCAAACAGTCTGGGTGGAGCTCCTTATAAGTCTTTGTGGCATTCCGGTCGTTTTCCAACCACTTTAGGAAAAATACTAACCGCTCCTTTGAACCGAGCACGTTCTCTAGTTCGTCTAATGAAGGCAGATTTTCTTTCACAGAATCCATACGTTTGTTAATTATACCACCATGTAAAGTATGTAGTTTTGGATTACGACTAAAAGGTTTAACACCGTGAATATTCTTACCGCCGAACGCCCTAGCTTGAACCTTTTAAGCACGAAGTAGGCAAGCATAGATAGTGTCAGATTAAGTACGGCAAATTGGCTATAAGTCATGTTCTCAAGAAGACCCCGGTTAAAAGGAATACCCTCGACGGACGTACCCCACTTCGTTACGTTTAGGTACGTTGAGTGTAGGTCTAAAAGTCTTGTTAAGAAAAATATCATAAAATCATATAAATAAATAAAAACACGGCAAACAAAAACCCACAACCTATGGCTATCGCCGTAACGTCTTGTTCCGGGTTGATCGTGGTTATTTCGTCCGGTTCGGCGAAGAATTCTTGTATTGAAAACCATATTTCTTTCCACCACTTATTTTTTATTCTCATCTTGTTCCTTTAATTAAATACAAAATAGAGGGGGCAAGGATTTGCGATGTAGCTGAGTCTATTTTGAGTTACCTCTGGAGGACTCTGCCATTTAACTAAAGCCTTCCATCCTTTAGCACTACAGTTCGTTAGTCACCTTACATATCCGTGTGTTCCCACGTCTGTGATACTGGAACGGACTCCTCACAGTCAAGCGTCTACCTATTCCGCCACCCCTCTATTCAGTTTTCAATTGCTTTGCTCAAAATAGCTACTATCTGTATCGGGCCTAAGGTTAGAACAGCTTGAAACTTTTCCAAGCACCAGCCGCTGTTTAATAGATTTTCTAACTCAAGCGAACTGCCTATATAAACTTTCCACTCTGTTTTAATCATTCCCCCTTACCTCCTTTAGTTTGTGATAGGCAGGCTTCCGCCTTTCCCCTTAATAAGCCAAGGAACGAATCTACCTCGGCTATGTCATTCGTTTTAGCAGCAGTGAGTTTAGCCTTTAAGGCTATGTTAAATATGTTCACAGAATGAGGTGCTTTGTTGTTTAATACACAGTCCACTACCGAGTCAACAAACCCCCTCACAGCTTCTTCTCTTTCCTTTTGTATTAGCTTGAACGCCCACCGTAAAAAGACAGCTATTTCAGGGCTTATTTCAATACCCGTAAGCTCAAACCACTTATTATGTAGTGTTACTTCCTCTATCTGTTCATCTATATTCTTCATACCATCCCCCCCCCTCCATTTGGTTGTTTGGTTTCAAGTGGTGCAGTCATAATAATTAAATAATTATTCTTCTGTTGCTCTTTCCTTTTTGGCTTAAATTCTGTCTGACATTGGTGGCAGATCATAAGTTAGTCCAAAACTCTCCTGTTTTCCGCTGGGGAATATTCCCTCTGTCTAACAACTTTCCACAAGCCTTTATCCACATGGATTGTTTTATGTTCCTCGTGTACGAGTTCGGTTGGCTTATCGAGATTTACAAACATCTCATCATCAGTCCCATAAACACTTAACGCGGGTGTGTTTAAGCGGTGGGCGTGACCCGTTGTTTCCCCACGAATCAGAATGTTGTCCTTTCGTTTCTTTAACCCTTTGGGCAAATTTGATACAGACTCAAGTAAAACGTCGCCTTGTCTTAGAATAGACATTTCAAGCCTCCTGTTCCGGCAGGTATTTATCAGCATCTAGCTGAAATGACCACGCCACTGCCTCTCTACAGGTTTTAACCGTAGGAGGAACTCTCAAAAAATATATACGTTCTGTTGATGTATCTTTCATTTGAAGAAGTCTTAACTCCTCACCATCAACTTGTTCAAAAATATGATGTAATTTGTAGTCCACCCAAGTGTCTATCGTTGCGGGTTTGAACCATTCCATAAACTTGTCGTAACCAACCTTTTCAACCAGACACCTTTTGATTTCCTGATTTTCTTCCTTTAACCAAACCTCTTTAGTTATCTGTTCTTTGGGTGTTGTTATTACATATTCAGGTACTCTTGTTCCGTGCCAAGCATAAAATCCCCAACCGTCGCGGTATTCCATACACTTTTGTACTTCGTTATGTAATTGCCCATTGTCATCAAGAGTCAGAAGTTTTGGTTTTCTGCAAAAATAGACATCTTTGCCAACAAAAGCGATACCGCTTGTATTTACTACACAAGTAGCCATTAACTCCAAACCATTTGGCTCTATCTTGTCGAAGAATGAATAGAACGCAAAATAATTTGACCAGTAATATGAACGAACGGCTGAACGAACGGCTGAATCAACGGCTGAACGAACGGCTGAATAAACGGCTGAATAAACGGCTGAATCAACGGCTGAATAAACGGCTGAATCAACGGCTGAACGAACGGCTGAATAAACGGCTGAATAAACGGCTGAACGAACGGCTGAATAAACGGCTGAATAAACGGCTGAATAAACGGCTGAATAAACGGCTGAACGAACGGCTGAACGAACGGCTGAACGAACGGCTGTTGTTAACTTCTTATCTAAGGGGGAGTCCACCCAATAAAGATTCCCTAATTCCCACTTATTCAATTCAGCGAACTTTCTGAAACTATCTTCAATCTCACTATCGGGTATCGAATCGGGAGATAGCTGTTTTTTTATCCACTCTTGTGCAAACCCCTCTAATAGTTCCGTTTGTTTTTCGTTTAATTTAGTTAGTTTCTTCACGTTTGTCCTCCAGATAAGCCTTGAGTACGGCTAGATAATTGATGGCATCGAGTAGGGTATCCTCTATCGCCTCGTCTTTAACCTCTGCCTCCTTGCCTAGTAAGTTCGATACTCTTGATAATTTGTCTAATACCCTAACTAAAATGGCTTGGTCTACCGGGATACCTACAACCAAAGCGGATTCAAAGTTCTTAAAAGGATTATCAACCCCGGCATAGTCGTGATTCTTTCTCTCTATAAGCTCAACACCCTTAGCATATGTATTTTTTATTGACTCTATAAATTTGACTCTAAGCACTATGTCCCCCCTTAGTTTGTGATAAAAGTTTCTTCAATCTTTTTTTGCGGTCTTTTACTAATAACAATAAATCCTGTTCCAAGTTTTTTATATTCTCTAATCTTTCAACCCTACCAACGGTATCCAACATATCTGCTGGTATTCCCCATTGTTTATCTATCTCTTTGATTAAGATGTCTATTGCATTTATGTCTTTTGTTAGTTTCTTATTCATTCCTTTTCCCCTTTAGTTTGGGCTATCCTGTAGCCCACCCGTCAAACGGGAACTTATATACTTTCAACCTCCTATCCCCCGTAAGGTTTTCGGATTCGTACGCTTCCGAGGACACACTTTTTTTAGAGTCTCCGTCGCCAACAAAGGTGTCGTGAAAATAATAAGTCAGCGAACCATCTATGGTTAGCCTAGCACCAAGAACCTCCCCTGTTTTTGCATCTGTAGTCACTTTTATCCACGGCATAAAGCCGTTTTTCTTTAGCGAATACAAAACTTGTGTTAAGTCTGACTTATTTGCCTCATCAACTATGTTTATTATATTCATATCGTTATCTTCCATCTTCTCCTCCTTTAGTTTGTGATAGGTAGTCTTTAAGTTCTTGCTCAAAATCGTTTAAAGCGGAGTTGTATCCATGTACCCATCTCTCGGGGGCACCCGTTACAATCTTTGCATAATGTAACTTTTCCGCCAATACTTTGTAAACAAATTCACTCACAGCTTCTTCTCTTTCCTTTTGTATGAGGGTGACGAGGGCTTCAACCTTATTTTTATGGTACTTCCCGTCCCCGTCGTTAACTATAGTGGCTATCTTTTCTTTGATTGTTAGTCCGTCTATTCTTTTCATTTTTTCCCTTTCTTTAACTTGCCGTAAAATCTCCACAGCTCCTTAAACCAATAAGATAGGTAGTAAGCGAGGGTCTCGTCCACC